CACATGGGGTGAGTAGCGCACTGCAACTCGTCTCCAGATCAACCATCGTGCTACGTCCCATCTCTTCCATCTCAGCCATCCATTGCGCAAGCCGAGTGATAGTCGCTGGTGATCCCTTGACACTTGGGTTATAGTCAGGGTTCGGCACGGCAGTGCTGTGACGCTCCCCAGGGTTGTGCTTGCGAAAGAGCTTGATAAGCTCCTCTTGGATGCGTGCAAAGACTCCCACGCCGACCCTCTCGGGAGCGGTGTAGGGATAACCGCCGAGAGTAAAGACTCGGCGGAACGGAGGTGCGGTTGTGTCCATGTAACGGTGTCTCGTTTGGCTTAAAAAGGAGGGGCCGTTACCTGTACTGGCCCCTCCTGTGTTCTATCATGCGTACCCGATCAGTGCTGCGGTCAAGGCGTTTGCAGCCCACGTCAGCGAATCAGGTGATGCGTCGTCAATGTTGTAGGGAATGTTCCCACGGAGCGAGAGCTTCTGAAACGTCTTGTCGTCACCAAAGGTTGGCGTTGCCGACAGCGATAAAGCCCCCGTGGAGAAGGTGAACGTCTCGTCGCATCGCGTTGTGATGACGATGGTCTTGTCTTCACGTGATGCTTCTAACGCAGCTTGTAGCTCTGTTGCGAACGTCTGCAACGCGGTCACCTCAATCTCCACATCCATGAAGCAGGTGAGTGGACGGTTCTGATGGTCGCGATCACGTGAGGTGAACTTCAGCGTCATCTTCGGCTCCTTGAAGATACCGATGCCGTAGGAAGTCCCTCCGACCGTGATCTTGTGGATGCCGCTACGCTTGTAGCCCGCGCGGTCATACGTCATGGCAGTGAGGCCAAGCGAGGTTCCGCTTGCTCCGCCCGTGTGCGCTGCCGTGCTGTTGGTCAGTATCCACTCATACTCCGTATCCGATAAAAGCCCTTCCCATGTGGCTTTGAGGTTGCGGTCTTTGTCGTCAATGGAAAGCACCATCTCCATCCCAACAAGCGACGATCCTGTTGGCGTGGTGAACGTTGCCGAGGCCTCGGTGTTGTCAACAACGTTGACGTACATCCCGTTCTGCAATCGGAACCGAAGCTGGTGATGGACGCGGCTCAGCGAGTAGAAGTTCTTGAGGTAGGCCATACTGGTTTGGTACAGCTCGGCCTCGAGCTTGAAGTCCACTCCATCGAGTATGTCGCGCCCTGCCATGTCCTGCACAACTCGAGGGGTGAAGGACACAACCGCGTTCTTGCGTAGCCCGAGTTTTCCGGCTTCTGTTGGTGCGTTGAACGGGAAGCCCTTGTTCGCGTAGTAGATCGGGTTCTCTCGCGGCACGGTGTAGTGCTGCGGGTTGTTCCCTCCAAAGTTCGTTGGCATAGAATAATCTCCTTTCGATGTTGGGTTGCTATGCTGGGTTACTCAATATCCTTGTTCTGACTGTAGATTCTAAGGCCGATCCTGACCACGTACCACGGCGGGAGTATCTGGTCGTAGCCCGTCACTTTCCGCAGTGCTTGGGTCTGCACCACCTCCACCACTTGCGAGGGAAAGTTCCAGGTCTGACACCCACCGTCATCCCACTGCGTGTCGCTACGTATCGCTCCCGGCATGAGGCCATCCTGCCCCGTGGCTCCACTGATCGGCTCTTGGAGCTTTGATAGTATCGTCCGCACAAAGTTCTCGATCTGTTCCTCACAGGTTCCGTCTTCGTTGAAGTCGTAGAAGTACAGTAGCAGATCAACGTCTTGGAAGATGTCAGTCACCACAAACTGCTCGTTCTCTGCGATACGTTCGGAGCGGTCGCGCCACACGCGGCACATCGGAACCTCAGTGCGCTGCGGTGAGCCTTGAGGAATGGCGAGTCCTGCACGCACAGAGCGAAACAGCCTTTTGCCGTCCTCATCTTCAGCAAGGGTGATCTGTGCCATCAGTGCCCGCACCGCAACGTTCAGCGGCGAATCAGGAAGCGATAGGTTTGCGAAGTCTGCATAGTTCGGCACTACTCATCACCCTCCCTATCTCCACCTAACGCGGTGGCGAGAGACTCCTTCACTTGCTCAGTAGATAGGCTCGCAGGAAACTCGTCTTGGTTCGGTGCCAACCGCCACAAACTCACGTTCTGGTTCAGCCACCGAACCAGGATCAACCCTGCACGGCGCATTGCTCTCGTTATCCCTTGTACGGTGTAGATCGTCACGTGACCGATGCCAGTATCTACATACTCCCAGTCCATCAGGTCGCTTACGCTCTGATTGTCTCGGTAGGATGACTCTACCCTCAGGATGCTACACTCACTCATCAACGCAGCGATAGCCGTTAGAGAGCTATCCGGTCGCGAGAGATGTTCAACAACCTCAACCATCAGAACCCCGTCAAACACCCCCGTTGGTAGTGCCGCAAACGCAGGGTTGTTGGGGTCATATCCTTCGGCCTCTATCCCTTGCTTACGGGCGTAGTCCACAAACTGACCGCTACCACATCCGTAGTCGAGTAGTCGTAGGGATGCACCGCCTCGCAGTGCCTCTGTGAAACGCAGGAGCCTTGTGCTGTGTGCGCCTGGGATGTTGCGTTCTTCTGCGCCGCTCCCACCTACAACCTGTGGTGGCGTGGCATCGGTGAAGATACTGTAGCACTCCTCACACTCATGCCATGTCACCCCACCCTTGACTAACGCCTTTGAGATATGCGCACTGTCGCACGCTGGACACCGTAGCTGTATCTGCTTCTTTGTCATGACTATGCTGAACGGTCTAACGCCCTTGTTATCTGGTGCTCGATTGCCTCGACCGTATCCCCACCAACACCCATGAACCCGTACCGCTCATGTAGCCCCTCGGCTTGTAGTTGATGCTCGCTTCCAAACGTCACCGTATCCCCAACCCGCTCCAGTGATCGCATCATGGCATCGGTGAAATGGAGATCAACGTGGTCGGTCTGTAGTCCGGCCTTCTCCCGCTTCTGCTTGTGCCGACTGATGTATCCGCCGAAGTAACTCCCATCGGGGCCAACACCCCTTCGGGACTTGCCATCTATCGCACTGATGGTCTCTGATGCTGCGATGTCCAGAGCCTCGCGATCGGCAAACGCGGCGATGCGCCGCAACACGACCTCGAGTTCCTGCGTGTCTGCGTGTGCCGTGATTAGGCTATCCACGACGTTGCCCTCCGTAATCGTGTGCGCTCATACTCGCTCACCGTACCGTTGCCGCTAACATCTATCTGCAACCGCGTCACATCCTCTTGGAGCCATTCATCGTAGTAACACTTCCATCGCTTCGCCAGTGATCCAACCATCTCCATGTTGCGGTCAAACGCTGCGTTGTCTCGCATCGCTCCATCTTCCAGACAGAGCCATATCGTAGCCGCTACCGATGCACGCTTCAGCACGCTGGCGTTGGTGATCTTGTCCACCAAGTCCTCTGCTACAAACGCCGTCCATGCTGGCGATGCCGTTGTGCCGCTATTGACGTAGAGCTGCCCGTTGTGGTAATCCACCAAGTACGCACCGTTTGGAGCTGCCCCCGCGAACGTCCCACTTACCCCGTCGGTTGGTGTGCCGCTGTTGTAGTAGGTGCGGGGCGGCATCCCCTGTTGGGAGAGGGTGTCAAAAAAGAATGGTACAGCAATCACCGATGCTGAAGACTGAACCGTACCCGCCCCCGATTGCTCGCTGAATCGCGCTGCTCGTATCCGGTCGTCATCCTGCTTGCTGGTGGCTTGCTCTATCCATCGCCCCACGGTATCGGCATAGACCTTCGTGAACAACTCTTGCAGCCGAGGCTTGATGAAGTCGCTTTTCACCAACGCGATCTTCCGCTCGATGAACAGCTTCTCCCCCCCTGCTTTAATCAGAGGGATACCCCAATCAGTGACGTACTTCTCAACGTCCGACAGGGTGCAGAGTGTCGTATCGTTCCACGTTGGCATCGCCTATCAACTCACTTGTTCTTCGATGTTTTTACGGCCTTCGTTGCAGGTGGCGCAGCAATAGCTTTGCCTTCGGCTCCCACCCCATCAGATTCTTCATAGACACCGCACGCAACCGCTTTCTCCAGTGATATGCGTTGCCCCTTGCTAAAGAGCAACATATGCACATCGGGGTGTGCCTCTGGGACAATCACCCCTTGTGCGGTCACGTAGATATGCTCTTTGACTGTGTACCAATCTTGTGTCATCGCAGACTCCTTCGTGATGGTTATCGGCATCGCTCTACACGTAGTAGTCCACGATCACAGCGTTGCCGTTCAGAGTGCTATTGAGCGTCACGGTGTTACTCGCGATCACGCTGCTACTAACGGCAACCGTTGGGTCTGTTCCCTCCTTTGTCCCGTTCAGGTATGCAGTAAGGATCGTGTTACGGCTTAGCCGTCGTGACAGCCCGAGCTTCGCGCCAGTCCCGATAGCTACGGTATCCCCCGACCCGTTGGTCTTTGCGGGGAAGTTGATGCTGGTCACGGTCTTGAACGCCTTGCTCCCAACGACCGTAGCTGTCCCGTTTAGTGCGATGGTTTCGGTGAGCGTTACGCCCTCGTAGTCTGTCCCAGTGATGACAACGTTTCCGGCGATCCCGCCGGCGTTGCCAGTGATGGTGAGGTTGCGCGGCACATCAGGGTTGGTGATGCTGGTGGTCACGTCTGCGGCTGTGGCTCCGAGCGTGTATGCAGCACGAACGGCTGCGGTAGCACCCACTGCTGGTGATCCAACGGCCTCTGAAAAAAGGCTGGCATGGGCCCCAGCGATTGGGCTTGAGTTCTCAATGATATTCCCAGGTGTCATAGCTCTTATCGGTTAGGGTTTGTAGTAGTGGCTGGGGTGTGGCCACCCCAGCCGTTACGTCATTGCTCACAGCCCTGTGATCTTGCAGAACGCAGCGGGGCGACGGATCACCAACGCAACCCGTGTCACAGCGCGAACAGCTTTCTGACCTTTGGTGAAGTCATCGTTGATCCACCCCACTTCCACCTTCACGCCTTGCCGATACGCAAATCGCGAGTAGAGAGCGAAGTCACCTACCAACGCAGTGCCTGCACCGATCGCGCTGGTTTGGACTACGTTCACACCCCAGATGGTGCGGTTGACATTCGGGGATGCAGGGTCGCCGTAGATAAACCGGCCCTCAGCATCTTTCACGATGATGATGTTCTGCCAGTCTGTCGGATTGAGAACGATCGCCGATGCCTCAGCCGACCCCGATGCAGAGCTACCGCCAGTGCTGGCTTTCGTGAACGCCTTCATAATCGCAGTGAACACATCGTCCGCCCCTTTGGCCTGTGTGAGAACCCCAGACTTGTTCAGGATGCCAACCAAGTTTGGCGTGTTGCCGTCCCCGTTGAGTGCTTGATACTCGACGTTCAGTCGCACCATGAGGTCGAGGTTGTTGTTGAGTAGGGCAGCTACCTCGCCAACATCTTCCAGCTGGCGGTCGGTGACTGGTATCCACGTCCCAACGTCTTCGATCGGCACGGTGCGCTCTGTGTAGGCCAACGCCGATTCAGCAAGAGCAGCGCCTTCGGCACGGCTTGCGGCGGCGTTGGTGAACGTCGTCTCTTCGATGTATTTGATGGCGTTCTGATCGGTCGTGCTGCCGGGGATGATGTCGGTCAGTACGATACGACGATTGGCATACGGGACAACATCGCCGGTACGCTGCGAAAACGGCGGGAACCCTGCCGATGTAGTCATCAACGTCTTGGTGTCATACCCGTCAACATCAACGGACTGTCCTACGCCAAACCGCTTCAGCCCTTTCGCTTGCATGGTCTCCGCGAACGCATCCCCAAGCAGTTTCACCTGTGATGGCTGCGCCTCTCTGAGTGGCGTTGCGAGGCGACTCACTTCTTGGGTCATGCTGCTGTGATACGCGCTCAGAGCGTCGTAGTTGCTGGCTGCCTTGCGTGCGCCGTCGTACTGCGTGCGCAGGTCGCTAAGCTCCAACTCAAAGGCTTTGATCTTGTCGGTGTCGATACTGGCCTTGAAGATCGGCAGCCCGTTCTCGTCTTTCGTTCCCGTGTCGTGATCCTTGTAGTAGGCAAGGGTCTCTTCGGTCTTTACTGCGAGCTTCTTGCCAAGCTCTGCAACGTTCAGGGTGGTCTCAGACATCTCTCTACACTCCTCGTTGTTGGTCTTTTTGTGGTTAGCTATCTTGGCTCTGTAGAGTCATGCTGTTGAGCATCTTGTTGTACCCTTGCCGTGCTTTTATCTGTACGTCGTCGGTAGCATACTCCTTCGGATCGCTCTCAACCTCTTTGCTCTCAACCTCTTTGCTCTCAACCTCTTTGCTCTCCTCTTCATCCCCCAGCATCGCTGTCAACCTGGCCACTATCTCTTGCGCGTAAGCGATGGCAGTCTTGATCGTGCTCTTGTTGCTGGCACTGAACGTGGCCCCGGCTTTGATCTCGACATCCGCTCCCCGTGCCACTGTATCCCCCAAGTCCTTCGCGCTCACCAACTGCGTAGCGGGGTTGCAGCCGATGAGTACTGGCGACCACTCGTAGAGCTTCATCTCCAGAAGGTCAACGCAACCCATCTCTTTGTTGACCACTTGCTTTGTGACCGAGTAGCCGATCGAGAACTCGTCAACAACCCCGAACTCGACATCCGAAAAGGCATCT